GGCGATTGTCTGCTATGGATGTGGTCGACCTGGCCACATGTCGAGGTCGCGCTGCGCGTCATGAAGGCGTGGGGGTTCACCTATAAGACCGGCGGGTCTTGGACAAAGACGACGCCTGCCGGCAAGCGCGCCTTTGGGACGGGGTACATCCTCCGCTCAACGACCGAGCCTTTTCTTATCGGCACGATCGGCGATCCGGCGATCGGCAGCAAGCGAGAGCGCAACCTGATCGAGGCCGTGCGCCGCGAACATAGCCGCAAGCCCGTCGAGGCGCGCCAGATGCTGGATCGCCTTTGTCCGTCCGCATTCAAGGCTGACCTGTTCGCCCGCGAGCCCTGGGAGGGGCACGACGTGTGGGGCAACGAAACCACCAAATTCGAGGTGGCGGCATGATCCTGGACGTCCACCAATTCGACCTCTTGACGGCGATCGCCGTCAATCCGGACGCGCTGATGGCCAGCGCGCTGCCAGATCATATCGCCGGCCCGGCAATGCGGCGGCTTATCAGCCTCCATGTCATCGTGCCGGCTTCGGCGCCGACGGGCTGGTCGGTCACTCACTTCGGCCAGGATCTGATCAAGCTCTATTTGCCGATCGTGGCGATGGCGGAGGCCCGCTATGCGTAAGCGCCGCCCAGCCTTCGATCCCAACCAGGGCATGTTCCATTTCGAGGCGCCGATCCTGCGCGCGCCCGAACACCGGAAGATCCCGCACGTCGAAGGCCAGCTGGAAGGCCTGGACCGGCGCGTCGCGTCTGCGGTGGGGCACATCCTGGCCGAAGCCAGCAGGGCGGGTCGGACCCGCTACGACGTCGCCGGCGGCGTCTCCGAGCTGCTGGGCGACGACGTGTCAAAGATGATGCTGGACGCCTACGCCGCCGAGTCGCGCGAAGGCCACAACATCAGCTTCGGACGGTTCCTCGCCCTGGTGGCCGAGACCCATGCCTACGGCGTGCTCAACGCTCTGCTGGCCGAGATCGGCGCCACCATCGTGGTCGGCGAGGAGATCGCTACAGTCGAGCTGGGTCACGTCCAGGCGCAGCTGCGCGACCTGAAGGCCCGCGAACAGCAACTGCTGAAGGTAGTCAAGCCCATCACGCGAGGTGGCGAATGACCAGGGTCTATCGCTCCGAAATCGAATTCCAAGGCATCCCTTGCGCCCTGGTCCTGATGTTCACCGAGACGGGACGCTTCGACGCGTTCCGGCTCGACCCACAAATCACTCTCGGCGGCTGGGCTGAAATGAGGCTTCGCCGCACCTGTCACATCTTCAGCAGGAACATCAGCGCCTGCCTGCGTAGCGGCATTTCCGCCGCGACGATGGCTGCCGAATGTCCCGAGGGCACACCGGAAAAGACGATCCTTTCGGCGATCGCGCTGGTCGACGCCAATCCAGACGGAGTCACACAATGACCGCTGTCCATTACATCGACATTCCCGCACCGATCGACGCCCGAGCTGAAGTGTATCTGGAGGAGAACGGCCGTGTTGCCGGCTTAGTAACCCATCCCTTCAGCGCCGGCCCTGTCGAACAGCATATGGCTGTCCAGCGCGCGGCGATGTTCGCGACCTACTTGATCGGCAAGGCCGAAAGCCAAGGCATACCAAGCGAAAACGTAGCCTTGCACCTTCGAAACATGCCGGGCTTCGAGTTGGAATGCGCGGTCGCCAAGGCCGTCACAGAGTTGCAGGCCGAGGCAATTGCCGAAGCCACGCGGAACCTTTTCAGAAAAAAACGGGGGGCTGCATGACGGCAAAGGCGATGCTTGAGGCCGGGGGGCCGACGTCTGTGACCAAGATGTGCTTCTCCGCTTCCGAACTGGCAGAATTGGACCTGCCGGGCCTGAGCCCAAACCGCAACCGCGTGGTTGAAATGGCCATGCAGGGCCGCTGGGCCGACCAGGTCGACGCCGCCGGCAACGCGCTGGCACAGCCGCGGGCCGGCCGCGGCGGCGGTTGGGAGTATCATTTCAGCCTTTTGCCGATCCCGGCCCAGCTGGAACTGGTCAAAAGGGGCGCCTTAAGCCCGGCTCAAGTCGACCTTAAGGCGCCGGAAGATGCCTCCGCGGCGACCTGGTCGTGGTTCGAAAAGCAGCCGGACAAAGTCAAGGCCGAGGCGCAAGCCAGGCTGGCCGTGCTGAACGCCGTCGAAGCCTACAACCGGTCTGGTCTGACCCTCAATGTGGCAGTGGCCATGGCGGCATCTGAAAAAGGCATCGCGCCTTCGTCGATCTGGGGTTGGAAGAAACTGGTCAAGGGCGTCTCGGCGCACGATTGGCTGCCGGCACTGGCGCCGCGGCGCAAGGGCGGCGGCGTCAAGGCCGATATCGACGAACGCATCCTGACCTATTTCAAGAGCTTCTACCTGCGCCCTTCCCCCATGGGCTTCGAGGAGTGCTACCGCCAGACGGTCAAGGAAGCGAAGCGCCTGGGCGTGGTTTTGCCCAGCACGAAGACGCTGATCCGCCGGCTGCGGGCCGAAGTGCCTCAGGAGGTCATTCTCCTGAAGCGGCACGGCATTGACGCCGTTGTCGAGACCGTTCCGCCCCAGCGCCGCACGCGCGCGCATCTGCATGCGATGGAAGCGGTCAATATCGACGGTCACAAGTGGGACGTCTTTGTCCGCTTCCCGGAGGCCAATGGCGAACCGGAACGGGTACAGCGCCCGATCTCGGTTGTCATTCAGGACCTGTATTCCAACAAGATCGTCGCGTGGCGTACGGGCCGGTCCGAGTCAGCGCTGATGACGCGCCTCGTCTTTGGCGACCTGTTCCGCGAGTGGGGCATTCCCAGCCGTGTCACCCTCGATAACGGCCGCGCCTTTGCCAGCAAGTGGCTGACCGGCGGCGCCAAGACGCGCTTCCGGTTCAAGATCCGCGAGGGCGATCCGCTGGGCCTTCTGACCCAGCTGGGGGTCAAGACACACTGGGCGAGGCCGGCGCATGGCCAGGCCAAACCTATTGAGCGCACGTTCCGCGACCTGGAGCAGATCATTTGCATGGGCCCGGTGTGCCAAGGCGCTTATACGGGCCACCATCCGGATGCCAAGCCCGAGGACTACGGTTCCCGCGCCATCCCGCTCGATGTGTTCGAGTCGGAAGTCGCGCGGGGCATCTCGGAATTCAATGCCCGCCAGGGGCGCCGGGCGGACAACGCCAAGGGCCGGAGCTTCGACGAAGTCTTCTTCGCCTCCTACGCCACCGCGCCGATTGGCAAGGCGACGGACGAGCAGCTGCGCCTGGCGCTGCTGACGGCCGATCAGATCCGCGCGCATAAGAAGACCGGCGCGGTCACGCTTTACGGCAACACCTACTACGACCGGGCGCTCTATGCCCACGCCGGCCAGATGGTGACGGTCCGCTTCGATCCGGAAGACCTGATGAAGGAGGTCTATGTCTATCGGGACACCGGCGAGCTGATCTGTGCGGCGCCGATCCAGGCCGCCGTCGGCTTCTATGACGTCGACGCGGCCAAGGCTCGCGCCCGCCTCGAAGCCGACCTGAAGCGGAGTGTCCGCGCGGCTGCGAAGCTGCAGGGCCTGATCAGCGCCGCAGATCTCGCCGCCCAGCAGCTGGCCGCGCCGGTACCGGCGCCAACCGACGCCCCGACCCCCTCGGTCGTCCGGCCGATCCGCACCCGCGGCGCCGGCGTCGCGGCCAAGATCGCGAGCCCCGACCGGGCCGCTTACTCCGACCGTTTCACGGCCGCTATGGAGCGTGTCTCCGCCGCCCAGGAACGGCCGAAACTTACCCTTTTGGATGGTGGGCTAGCCCCGCAATCAGAGCCAGAACGGCCGAAAACATAAGGCGTGGAAGGCTGCAACCTCCCACGCCCTTGAAACTGACGCCGGATGACACCCGGCCGCTTTGACACAGGAAGACTACCATGACTGACGACAAAATCAAATTCACCCAGGACGCCTTGGATGCGCTGCGCAAGCGCTGCCGAGAACAAAAGGAGGCCGGAGGTCACACCTGGAAGGCAGTAGCCGGAATGATGGGCGTGGGCGAAAGCACGCTGGAAGCCTTTGTCCGCGGCAATTACCGCGGCGACAACCAGGCGCTGGCCGAAGAGATCGCCAAATGGTTCCGCACCGAAGAAACTCAGGAACTGTTCGGCCACCATCTCCTTATGCCGGGCTTCCAGCCCACGTCGACCGCCAAGTATATCCAGGGCATCCTGACCTTCGCCAAGCTCGGCAACATGGCCACGATCATGGGTGAGCCCGGCGTCGGCAAGACGATGTCCCTCCAGGACTTCGCGCGCCACCACAGCCACGTCTTCATCGTTACCGCATCGCCGCTGTTCGCCAGCCCCAACGCCTTCATGGCCAAGCTCCTTGAGGCCATGAACATGTCGCTCGGCGGCCGGTCGGGCTGGCATCTGTCGGACCGTATCCGCAAGGTCCTGCGCGCACGGAAAGACCCGCTGCTCTGCATCGACGAGGCCCAGCACCTCGGCGAAAAGGTGCTGGAAGAATTGCGGTCGATCCATGACGAGACGGGCTGCGGCATCGTCTTCGTCGGCAACCGCGAAGTCACCCGCACGATCGACGGAACCAGGACGGCCAACTTTGCCCAGCGCGCCTCGCGCATCGGCAAGCGCGGCGATCTGACAGGACCCATGGGCTACGACGTCAAGATGCTGCTCGAAGCCTGGGACGTGACGGATGCCCGCGAGGCCCAGTTCCTGACGGATATCGCCATGCGCCCCGGCGGCGGTGCCCTGCGCCAGATGTCGAAGGTGCTGGAGCAGGCCACCATCGTCGCCAACGCCGAGAAGGTGAAGCGGACCCTCGCGCACCTGAAGGATGCGGCCGACGATCTGACGGCGGGGATTGCCGCATGATCCGCATCGTCTCCGGAAATCTGAAAGCCCTTGTCCGCTGGCTGGACCTGGTCGCCGCCTCAACTGAGGGGCGGCCGGACCAGCCGGTTCTAGGCGCCCACGTCGAAACGTGGCGCGATGTCCTCAGGCGCGCCGTTCCCGAGGTTGAAATCCTGGAACGGCAGGCCGGTTTCCTTACGGGCGGCGTCGCATTTCGCGGCGTCGACCGCCTCGATGCCGCCTATGCCGAAAACGTCCTGAAGCTGGCCCTGGAGGCGACCCAGCGCGTTGGCAGTCTGGCCCGCGCCAACGCAGATGCCGAGGCTCTGAAGCAGCTGGAAAAAGACGTCTTTTGCATCGGCGAGGCGCTGGAAACCCTGGCCCTCGGCGTCGCACGGCCCGAATCCACAACCGATAAAGGAGCGAATTAACATGGACGATCTATCCCAAGCCAAAGCCCTTACGGGCACCGAGGACGTCAAGGGCGTCCAATACATGCGCGATGGCAAGGGCGCCCTGATGCCCGTCCAGAACATCCCGGCGCCGAAGCTGATGCAGGATCAGACGACGCGCCGGCTTTTCGCCATGGCGGAATCCCTGTCGGCGCAAGTCCAGGCGTTCCGCTCGCAGGCCCTGGCCGATATCGACGCCTTCGTCGAGCTGCTCCGCGAGAACTATGGCGCGCAGCGTGGCGGCCAGAAGGGCAACGTCATCCTGATGACGTATGACCAGCTCTACAAGATCGAGCGGTCGGTGGGCGAGTTCATCGACTTTGGTCCTGAGCTGGAGACGGCGAAGGTGCTGGTGACCGAGCTGCTTCAGGAATGGTCCGAGGGCGCCAACGTCAACCTGAAATCCATCGTCGAGCGCGCCTTCCAGGTCGACAAGAAGGGCAAGATTCGCCGCAACGATCTCCTGTCGCTCCTGACCCTGGAGATCGAGGACGAGCGCTGGAAGAACGCCATGAAGGCGCTTTCGGACTCGATCCTGCCGCGCGGCACGAAGGAATACGTCCGCTTCTATCGGCGCGCGACCGTCCGCGACAACTGGACGGCCGTGCCGATCGATATGGCGGCGGGAGGTGCGTAATGGTCTCGCCGCGCACCCTCCAACGCCGGCGCCGGCGTTTCGGTCCCGTCCGCATCTGTCCGCGCCGCCTTGCCGCCTGGTCCACCCTGGTCATTACCTGCGCCGTTATCGCGGTTGTTGTGGTCAAGGGTCTCGTCGCCCTGGCCGGCCTTCTCGCCGAGGTGCTGTGATGGACACCATCCCGCTCACCGACGAGATGTACGCGCTCTCCATTCGGACCATCCAACTGGCGACAATGGCACCGGGTTTTCTGTCCCGGCACATCGCCGACACCGTGATCGAAGTCGTCGATCGCGGCCTTGAGTTCGGCCAGATGGCCTGCACCACGAACACGGAATGGGCGGTCGTCAGGACTGCCCATGACGACCTGGTCCGGCACTTCGCCCAAGACCAGGCCGCGTAGCAGGCCGAAACGCCCAGCCGGGCGTCTGACCGTGGAGCGGTCACTGATGAGGCCAAGATGAAACCTAGACGCTTCCCTTCGAGAACGGTTCGCCTGCCGTGGATGCCTGAATGCCGGGATTTCTTCGGCCTTCCATCGGACGAGCAAGATCCCGACTCCTACACGATTACGATCACGGCAACTCGCGCCGTGTGGAAATGCACAGCCCGCGGCGTGGGCACGTGGCGGACCGACTACGTCCGCCGTATGGAAAACCCGCTGCCTTATTTCTTGAAGGCATGTGTCGGCGAGGCCGCCCGATGACCCGGAAACTCGGCAAAATGGTCGGGTCCTTCGGGGAGTACTGTATTTTCAAGACGGAGGGTGGCTATGTCGTCCGTCTGGAGACGTTGTTCGCGAGGCGCCCGCGCCGCGGTTCCGGCCTTCGGACAATGACGCCTGGCCGCCGGTATACCGATATCAATTCGGAGCCGGTCGCGACGCTCGAGGCCGCCGATGACATCATTGCCGACGCCTTGATTGCCGACGCCTTGGCACATCCGCGGGCGCGGCAATGACCACGAACACCACCCATATCGCGGTGAAATTTCGCGACGGCACCGAGCGCGCCTTCAGCAGCGCCGAGGGAGACCTGTCGCTGACCACCTATGGGCCGTTCGTTACAATCGTGACGGCGGACGAGCATGTCTACCTGCCACAGGAAGACGTGGCGATGATCGTCGCCAAAGCACCGACACGAGGTCGGTCATGACGATCTCCGCCGAAACCCGCCTCAAAAACGAGCGCGAGACGCTTGAAGCCATCCGGCGGATTAGCCACCGTGGTGAAGCGCCAAGCCTGAATAAAATCGCCGCCGAGCTTGGGCTGTCGGGTAGCGGCGCAGTGATCTACCGGGTGCAGGCCCTGGTCGACAGAGGCCTGGCGTACCGAACGGAACGGCGCACCGTCGCACTCACCGAAACCGGCGACACTGCGCGCTTCGTGGAACGGCTTGCGGCATGCGGTGTTGCTCGCACCGATGACTACGCCGATCTGAACCGGGCGATGGCCGACCGTCTGCGCGCTATCCGCGTCGACCGGAAGCTCACGGACTCCCAGGTGGCAAAAGCATTAGGCCTTCGCGTCACGCGATATCGCCGCCTCGAATGGGGCGTCGACTGGATCAATGCCGTCCACATCGCGGTTCTGGCGCGTGTCCTGGCGGTCCCTGCCGACTACTTCACCGCCGATCGCCACGCCGGCGCGGCCCTGGCGAAGATTCTCGATCTTTCGGAGGAAATGACATGACCCGTGCCGCAATCGCTAAAGTCCAGATCGCCCGCAAAGAGCTAGGCCTGGAAGACGACGACTACCGCGCTACGCTGCAGCGCCTGACCGGGCATGCCTCGGCGAAGGATTGCAGCGAGGCGCAGCTCGGCGTGGTGCTTGATGAGTTCAAGCGCCGCGGCTGGCAACCGCGCATCGTCACCGGCAGCAAGATCGGTGCGCCACCCGCGGGGAAGCCGGCGCAAAGCCCGGCCGCGAAGAAGGCCCGCGCCCTGTGGCTGAGCCTCTGGCATCTGGGCGCCGTTCGCGAGCGCTCGGAATCCGCGCTCGAAGCCTTCGCCAAACGCCAGCTCGGCACGGACAAGCTGGCCTGGGCCGACCAGCAGCAGATGTTCCGGCTGATCGAGGCGCTGAAAGCCATGGCCACCCGCCATGGCTGGGACCAGGACATGACGGGCATCGGGATATCTGTCCAGGTCGTCGTCCTAAAGCGCCGTCTGGTCCATGCCCAGTGCGCCCGCATCGGCTGCTCCGTGCCCTACAGCGCGCGCTCGGCCACCGAACACGAACTGGACACCATGATCCGGGAGTTCGGCGAGCTGGTCCGCGAAAAACTGCCCCTGGCGGAGGACTGACATGTCCAAGCCGGCCGCCCACGTACCGACGCTCTTCGAACACGCCGACATCGTCGCGGCGCGTAAGGCGGTGCGTGCGGCGGAGGACGGCCGAGACCTGGCAGAACGCAAGGTCAAATGCGCCCCTCACGGTACCCATAAGGCCCGCCTAAGGGCCTTTGCCGACGCCACCCATCAGCTGCTCCTGGCCGAAGGCCGGTTGAAGCGCTTGCTGCGGGAGAGCGGGCAGTGATCCAGGAAGAACGCCTGATCGACCAGGTCCGCGACGTGATCGGCGCCGACGCCATGGCGGCGTTGCTGGCGAAGCTGGGTGGGCGCCGGCTTGTTATCCCCAAGAAAATGGGCGAGCATCACCCCATCGCCGACGCGATCGGGCATGAGGCTGCGCTTCGCTTGGCCGAGGAACTGGCTGGCGCGACGCTGGATGTGCCGGTCACGGCGATGAAGCGCGCGCAGATCGCCGAGGCGCTGGCGCAGAATATGAAGCCGGACGAAATCGTCAGGCGCTATTTGTGCTCGCGCCGATTTGTGTTTAAGGTCCAGGCCGAGCTGCGGTCGGACTCGCTTGTGCCACCGAAGCAAGGAACGCTCTTATGACGATGTTCATCAACCTTTTTGATCATGCGACTGGCTTTGAGATAGAAGGATTGCCGGCTCTCGAACCCATCCGGCAAATCCCAGCAGTGGGCGAGAGGTTGACTATTTGGACGGATCATCACGATCGCGATAAAAATCAGCGCTGGCATTTCGAAGTCATCCGCGTCGAGCATGACTTCCGGATATTTCCTGACGATCGGCAAGACCTCGTCCAAGGCGCAGCGCTCTATGTCAAAGCGATCGAGGAAGCTGCCGAACACCGCGCCTAGAAGGTGCACCCGTGCACCATAGATAGCACTTGGTGCTGCGCCCATTGTGCCCTTCATGGCAAGGGACAATTCACAAATCGCGATACCGGAATATCCGATCGGGAGCCGTTACGAGACGGTCGCCCGCGGGGTGCTGGGCATTGAAGGCGGTCTGGCGGCGCTGGGCGCCGACCACGGCGGCATCACCAATCTCGGTATATCGCTGCGCTTCCTCATTACCGAGGGCAAGATCGACGCGAACCACGACGGATTCGCCGATTATGATCTCGACATGGATGGCGACATCGATGGCGCCGATATCCGCCTGCTCACGCCGTCCCACGCGCTGAACCTGTTCTGGCGCTGTTTCTGGCGGCGGCTCGATCTGGACCGCCTGCCGGTGCCGATCGACGGCGCCGTCTTCGACCAGGCGGTCAATGGTGGCACGTTTGCGGCCGTCAAGATGCTGCAGCTGGCGCTCAACCAGTTCCATCTCGGCATGGATCTGACCGTCGATGGCCAACTCGGCCGCATCACGGCCGCGCGTGTCGGGCAGATCGCGCGCCAGCAGGGCGGTATGGCGCAGCTGGTGAAGCTCTATCGCGACCAGGCGGAAGCGCGGTACCGCGCCATCGTCCGCGCCGATCCCAGCCAGTCGGTGTTCCTTGACGGGTGGATCTCGCGCGCCCGGAGGCTGGGTAATGTGTGATCCTCAGGCCCTGCCGCAAAGCCGCTCCGCCCGCTGGGCGCGCCCGTTCCTTGTCTATGTCATCGGCTGGATACTGCTCGTTCATTACGGGCTGCTTCCCATCGCCGAGGCACTTCTCCATGCGACGTACACCCACCTTACCGCTGTGGAGCTGGGCATCATCGTGGCGCCGGTTATCTATTATTTTTTCCAGCGCACGCGCGAAAAGGAAAAGGGGATCGCGTCGTGAGCGGCTTCAGCAGCATCCCCCTGTTTATCGCGATTGTCGCCGCGGCTGCCGGCGTCGGCGGTGTGTTCGCCGCCGTCAAGGAACACGACCAGGTCGTGGCGCAGCAAACCGAGATCGACCGCCAGGCGCAGTGTGTCAGAGCGCTGGGGGCGAGGGATGGCCGGGCCGTATCCCACGAATGCGACCCGGCCATCATCCTCTATTTCAACGGCGCTGAAGCCTCGTCGACCTGCGACCAGGCCCTGGTCATGGGCGGCGTGGCGCCGGAATGCTCGCCTATCGTCGCCCAACTGCAGGGCGCAACCGTCCTTCTGAAATCCCAACTCTCCGCCACGGTCGCCGAGCGTGACGCGGCGATCGCCCGTGCCGAAAAGCGCGCGGTCGACCTCAACCAAAGGAAAGTCCAAGATGCCGCTGCGCTCGCTCATGCGCCTCGCCAGCCTGACGGTCTTATTGTTTGCAACGCTGACTGCCTGCGCGCCCGCTTCGAAGCCCCTGGACCTTAAGGCGCCGCCGCCGGCCATCGTCACGCGCACGGAGACCGTGACGATCTGCCCCGCCGAGCTGAAGGCCGATCCCGGCCGTCCGCCGGCGGTACCCGACGGCGCGGTCATCCAGGCCAACGACGCCGGCCAGGGCTGGCTTTCGGCGCTCTATGAGTATGCCAACGGCTTAAGCCGCCGTTTTACCGACGCGCAGAAGGCGTGCCCCAAATGACCGACTTCATGGATCGGGCGCAGGCGCTGGAACAGCGTCTGGGCGACCAAGCCCTGACCGTCACGACCGAAGGCCTGGCACTGCCGGGCCTGACCGTTTGCGAGGACTGCGGCAATCCCATCAGTGCGGCGCGCCTTGAGGCGCTGCCGTCGGCCCGGCGATGCGTGCCGTGCCAGGACCAGGCGGAGCGTCTCGCCCGCGGATATCTTGGAAAGGGCGCGTGATGGGCCAGTGGCAACTTATTTTTCTCATCGCGTCATTGCTCGTCTCAACGATCGCCTTGGCTTTTTCTGCCGCGACCTTCTACCGGGCCGGGCGCTGGAAGGAGTCCGAGGACGGCAAGGAACTGGAGCGGCGTCTTAGTGCGGCAGAAAAATGGGCGGAATCGCCAGCCGCCCTGGCTCTGATCGACCTGGTCGACGAACATTCCCGGCAGCTGGCTGCGGGAGAAGAGCGCTTTGAAAATCTTGCGACCAAGGCCGACGTGGCGCGCCTTCAGGCCGAAGTAAGCGGGCTTGAAAAGGCGGTCGACCGTGTCGATGCCGGCGTCGTCCGCATTGAAAAAATCTTGATGGAGCATAACCGGTGACCGCCCTTTCCGATGCGATCGATCACGACCTTCGTCTTGCCATCCTGCAACTGCTTGCCGAGGAGGTCGGCTACCAGGCCAATAGCCGGGTCCTGCATAGTGGCGTGGTGTCTATGCGCTATCGGGTCAGCCTGGACAAGGTCGTCACCGAAATCGACTGGCTGGCTGAGCAGCGCCTGGTCGAGTCGGAGGATATCGGTCGCGGCGTCATACTCGCCACCGCCACCCAGCGTGGCCGTGATGCCGCTGCCGGTTTGATCGCCGTGCGCGGTGTGTCGCAGCCGGACCCCCTGACAAAGAGGGGCTGACTATGGCAAAGCGCCCGTCCAAGATCGATGCCCTGCCCGATCACGTCAAATCGTATATCGGCGAGTTGCGCCGCAAGGGTCATACGCTCGACTCGATCCTTGCGCACTTACGGCTGATCGAGGTCGACGACGTGTCGCGGTCAGGACTGGGCCGGCACGTACAAAAGATGGAGGTCATCAGCCAGCGAATGGCCCAGTCCCGCGACCTGGCCACATCCCTGGTCGACAAGTTCGGCGCCGAGCCGGACAACCGCCTGGCCCGGCTGAACCTCGAAATGATGCACTCCATCATGCTCGATGTCATGACGGCCGTGCAGGTCAACCCGGAAACCGGCGAAACATCGTCGGTCAGCTTCGATGCCGAGCAGGCCATGTTCCTGGCCCGCGCCCTGCAGTCGCTTGCCTCGGCGCAAAAGACTGACCAGGACCGAGCCATCAAGATGGAGGAGGAAATCAAGAAGCAGGCCGCCAAGGCAGCGGAAGGCGTCGCGAAACGCCGTGGGCTCGATGCCGAGACCATCAAGGATATTCGCGAAACCGTCCTGGGGATGCGCGTATGAAGGAGGAACCGATCCTGCGGGACGAAGGTGGTCCCTTTGGCGCTTCGAAGTTCGAAATGCCGGAGGCCATGGACGAGTTGGAGACAGCCGACCTGCTACTGCCCTATCAAAAGCGCACCATCGCCACGATCCAGGTCAACAAGGTTACGTTCGTCGAAAAGTCGCGGCGGATCGGACTCACATGGGGCGTTGCCCCCGAAGCTGTCCTGGTCGGTTCGTCGGAGCGCGCTGCCGGCGGTATGAATGTTTTTTACATGGGCTACACGCTGGAGATGGCGCGCGAGTTCATCCTCTACTGTGCCCTGTGGTGCAAAGCTTACAAGATCGCCGCCTCGGCCATCCAGGAGTTCGACGCGTCGGTCGAGTACGGCGTCGAAGAAAAGGACATCCGGGCATTTCGCATCACCCTTCCATCAGGTTTCCGGATTGAGGCCCTGCCTTGCCGGCCGGAAGTCCTGCGGGGTAAGCAGGGCCTGGTGATCTTCGACGAAGTCGCGTTCATGAAGAACGTCAAGGCCACGATTAAGGCGGCCATGGCGCTGATCATCCACGGCGGCCGCCTTGTTTTCATCTCCTCGCACAACGGGACCGACAACGCCTTCAACCAGGAGATCGACAGAATCCGGGCCGGCAAGCGCAAGGGTGCCGTCGTCACCATTACGTTCCAGGATGCGATCGCCGACGGCCTATACGAGCGTATCAAGCTTTGCACGCCGCCCGGTGAAGAGATTGCCGACAAAGAACAGTGGATCCAGGACGTCTACGACTTCTATGGCGAAGACGCCGAGGAGGAACTGGATGTTGTGCCGGCGGCCGGGTCGGGAACGTGGATCCACGCCCAGGACATTGCGGCTTGCGAGCACCCCGAGGCCGGCAGGCCGGAGCTGTACCAGGGCGGCCTGGTCTACATCGGCTACGACGTGGCCAGGCGCAATGACGGGATCATCATCTGGGCCTTCGAACTCGTAGGCGATGTGCTGTGGCTGCGCGATCGCTGGGAAGAGCGAGGCAAGAAGTTTTCGGAGCAGTCAGCCGCGCTGGCGGATATCGTTGCCAAGCGTCGCGGCCGGGTCGCCGCAATTCGGATTGACCAGACCGGCATGGGTGAAAAGGTCGTTGAAGACGAGGCGGCGAAGTACGGAGAAACCCTTTGCCAAGGTCGCCTGTTAACAGGACCGGAGCGCCTTAGGTTGGCCACCATTCTTCGAGACCGCTTCGAGTCGTGCAAGATTCGAATTCCGCCGGATCCGGTAATCCGCGTCGATCTCCGGGCGCTGAAGCGCGCCGGGCCCGAAGGCAAGGCTCTCGTCGAAGGCAAGGAGGTGCACCCCGATCGGTTCTGGGCGGCGGGCCTCGCATGTGAAGCGGCCGAGGAAGGCACTGTTCTCTACGACTATACGCCCGCGCGTCAGGACAACGCCCGCGATGACGACGACGATTTTCGCCGGCGATGGGGCGAGCGCGGCGATAGCGGCGGGCACACCGCTCATGGTCTCGGCCGCGGAGGGAGCTGGTAATGGTCAAGCGTGTTTCGTCTATCCTCGGGCCTGACGGTAAGCCGATCGAATACGATGTCGACGTGCTCGGCCGGGATATTACGACGCCCGTCCTGGGCGGCGTGCGCCAGCTCATGGACGGTCACCCTGCCCAGGGACTGGACCCCGTCCGCCTGGCGCGCATCATGCGCGATGCCGAACAGGGCAATGCCCAGGCGCAGCACGAACTGGCGGAGGAGATCGAGGAGAAGGATCTTCATTACCAGGGTGTCCTGGGAACTCGAAAGCGCGCCGTGGCCCAGCTCGACATTACGGTTGAAGCTGCGTCCGACGACGATCCCGAAGACCAGGACAATGCCGACTTTGTCCGCGCATGGCTGGATCGTGACACTCTCGAAGACGAACTCTTCGACATACTGGATGCCGTCGGCAAGGGCTTCAGTGCGACCGAGGTTATTTGGGACCTCGGTGACAAAGCCTGGCTTCCGATCGGTCTTGAGCGCGCCGACCAGCGCTTTTTCGAATTCGATCCGATCGACGGCAAGACGCTCCGGCTGAAGGGCGGAGTCGACGGGACGGCGGGCCTGCCGGAGGAATTGAAGGCGTTCAAGTATATCATCCACGCTCACCCGGCCAAGTCAGGCCTGGCGATCAGGGGCGGCCTCATTCGCGGTATCGCGTGGGCCTATCTGTTCAAGAACATCGCGCTGAAGGACTGGACGATCTTCGCCGAGATTTATGGTCAGCCCCTGCGCGTCGGCAAGTATGGCCCGTCATCGACGAACCAGGAGCGGGCCGCCTTGCTGCGCGCCGTCCAGGACATCGGCACGGATGCCGCGGCAATCATTCCCGCCTCGATGATGATCGAGTTTACCAACGGCATGGCGGCCGGGAATTACGAGGTCTATTTCAAGCTCCTGACCTATCTGGACGATCTGGAGAGCAAGGCTGTCCTGGGTCAGACGGGAACGACGGACGCCAAGCCGGCCGGCCTTGGCAGTGGCCTTGGCAACGTCCACAACGAAGTCCGCGGCGACATCAAGCGGAGCGACGCCAAGAAGCTCGCGGCCACCATCAACAAGACCCTGGTGCGTTGGATCGTCGACTTCAACAAGGGGCCACCCAAGTCCGGCGCCTATCCGCGGGTGAAGATCGGCCAGTCCGATGTCTTCACCAAGGAGGACATGGACATCCTCGGCGATTTCGTCGACCGTGGCGGCGAGGTAGAGATGTCGGTCGTGAGGGACCGCATCGGCTATCCGGACCCGCCCGAGAAAGCGAAGGACGGAAAGCCCGTCAAGCTGATGAAGCCGGCGGCGAAGGCATCTCCAAATCCTGCGCCCGTGGGCCAGGCGGGGCCGGCGCCCGGCCCGGAAGGTGCGGCGGCGGCGACTTTGGCCTCAGAGGCGGGCTTACAGGGGCTTATGAGGGGCTTAAAACTCGGGCGAGCCCTGTCGATGTCACCAGGCGCGCCGGCGGACGCGATCGACGCCGCGGTGGCCGATATGGCCGACCAATGGCAACCGGTCATGGCGCCGATGTTCGATCCCCTGCAAAAGGCCTTCGACGCGGCCACCTCTTACGAGGATCTGAAGACGCGTCTGCTGGCGGCCGTCGACAAGATGGACGTGCGCGCCATGGCGGAGCTGCTGGCGGAGGCCCAGTTCATGGCGCGCATGGCCGGGGATAGCGGCAATGCCCTCCAATAGCGGAACCTTTGCCGAGCTGTTCGCCTTCAGCCGGGCCCGGACAGCCCAGTATGTGGACTCCGCCGGCGCCACACAGACGGCGCCGATCGACACACCCCGGCTGGACCACGATCTGGATGGCGCGGTCCTGGGCCTGCTGGTCGAAGGCCGGCCGACGACATTGAAGCCCGACCAGGTCGCCCTGCAGGCGGATCTGCCCGACGCGCCGATATTAGGCACGGTCCTTCACGACTACATCGACGCCGGCGGCGATCGCTGGCGGCGCGCCATCTATACGCGCTCGCCGCGCGCCACGGTCGAAGGCTGCCTGGCCATTCAGGGGTGGCATCGGCGAATCGGCTTTTTCCCCGCGCTTCTGCCGCGTTCCGAGGATCACGGCCCGACCCGGCCGGTCCGGTATGAGGGCGAGTCCTGGGAGATGTGCGGCCTCCTGGTCGATATCGACGGCAAGGCCCTCGATATCGGCGACGGTTTTCATTCGCTTCTAATCGAGAGTTAAGCCATGGCTGATGCCAGCGATATTATAACGAAGACCGGAAGCCAGCTTGGCGACCTTACCGACTTGGCCGATGGCGACAAGATCGTCGTCGTGCGTGACGGCGTGCCCCTTGGGACCATCGACGCCACCACGCTGATCGATGCGGTGGCCGCAGGGTATACCGGCGAGGTCAGCGACCTGGCCGCGCAAATCTCGGCTGATGCCGACCAGGTCGCCAGCGACAAGTCGGCGGCACAGACCGCAAAGACTGGCGCAGACACGGCGAAGGCCGGAGCTGATACTGCAAAGGCCGGCGCCGACGCATCGGCCTTGACTGCGCAAACCTATGCCGCACAGGCGCAGGCTGTCATTTCTTCGCTGAACGACCTGGGCACGATCGGCCGGCCGACGAACCCTGTCACCGGTACCGGAACAAGCGCGGTCACGGCGGTTCTGCTGTCCAGCGACACGACCAGGTCGCGCGAGGTCTACCAAGTCCGCGCCTACAACAATTCCGGCTCGAACAAGACGATCAACCTTCGCCGCTTCTCAGGCACGGTCGGCGCCCTGGTCAAGCAAGGCAGCGACGTGCCGGTCGTATTGCCGCCCGGCCTCAACACGATCGTGCTTGGTACAACGATCACGGTTCAGCCGGGCGAGTATCTGGGCTTCCAGACGCCGGCGAATGCCTACACCTATCTCGGCTCGACAGCCGCCGACGTTTCAGCCGTATGGGATAACGGCGACGTCTCGACCGTTGTCAGCACGTCCGTCCAGACGACGACCCAGCTGCAGATCGGCTTCGACTGGCGTTTCCAGGCCGTCAACAAGACGGACTTCGCCGCAGTGAAGGCGCAGGCTTCAACGGCCTATTCCGCCGCAACCCAGGCGAACAACACGGCCACCGCTCTCTACGACTACGGCACGATCGGCCACGTCGGCGCCCTGGCAGCCGGTACCGGCAACGTTTCGGCCAATACCTACGTTTTTGCGGACGCGGCCACTACGCTGCGCGAGATCTACCAAATTCGTGCCTACAACAACACCGGCGTGGACAAGGTCATCAAGCTACGTCGGTTTGGCGGCAGCATCGGCGCCCTGGCGCAGAACGGTTCAGACGTCCTGGTCACGATCCCGGCCGGCAGTACCGGCGCCACGCCGATTGCGCTTTCGACGACCGTGACCCTGCAGATCGGCGAGCGCCTGGGCTATTACACGCCGCTCGGTGGCCATACCTATCTTACCGGTGGCGGCGGCGACAGCGGGGGCATCTATACCGGCGCCGGCGACGTGACGTCGGTCACCTCCACGACGGCCGACACGACCACGCTGATGGAGATCGGCTTTGACTGGCGCTATCAGCGCGTCAATTCCACGGACATGAGAACGCTGCAGAACAGCGCCAGCAACACCGCCTTGCTCGCAGCCGCTTACGTCAACCAGAAAACGGTCGGCGCCTCGACGACGCCGGTCACCGGTTCAAGCCTTTCGACCTCGACCTTCTGTCTGAATGATGCGGCGCCAGCTGACATGCTGCTCTACAGCATTACCTACTATGCGCGAAACACAACGACCTGGGCGGCCAAGGTCTTCAGCAAGTCGGGTTCCAATTTCACCCAGGTCGGCGGCGATATGCTGATCACGCCGCCGGCGACAGGGCTTCAGACCTACACCTTCCCGTCGCCGATCTTCGTTGCCAAGGGCAATTACCTGGGCCTGCACGGCGGCGGCACGAGCACTTCCAACCAGGCCATCGGCTTCAATGCTGCACCTGGGGCGGACAATCCGTTCTGGGGCTCGGGCGCCGGCAACGTGACCAGCTTTACCAATGCGGCCAATCCGACGACCGGAAACCGCTTCGAGGTGCAGTTCAACTGCCAATATTACAAGGCCAGCACCGCCTCGTTCACCGTCACGCTGGCGACCTCGGACAAGGTGGGTGTGGTCGGCGACTCGCTGTCGGAGGGCTTTCCTTCCCTGGAAGGCAAGGCTTGGATACACAAGGTTTCGGCCGGGACGAAGCACCTCTTCCTTAACTGGTCCCGCTCGGGGGCGAGCCTGGCGGACAACGGCACTCAAAACCTGCCTCAGTTGCGCGTGGGAACCACGCGGTTCCATGGGACGCTGTCGTACAAAGACTATGGCTGCACGCAAGCCTACGTCATGTCGATCGGCAACGACTACAACAGCGGCGCCGGCATCACCGCCGCGCGATATCAACAGCGCATGCGCGAAATGGCCGAGACACTCTATGGCCTCGGCGCGCAAAAGGTCATCTTCGGGTCCGAGCAGCTCGACTATTACGGCCCGGCCGACGAACTGCTCGTCCAGCAGGGCGCCGAGCAGAACCGTTGCGACTTCATCAACTGCAAGGCCTACGCAAAGGTGGTAGGTAAGCAGTCGTCCGGTTCCGGCGACGCCGGCTTCTGGAATGGCGTACACCCCGGCGTCAGGACAAACGGCATCTTCGGCGTGCCGATCGAGCGCTATTTCCGTGCCAGGCCGCCGCGTTCGTCGGTCAAGTTCTTCCGGCCGCGCCAGGGCTGGACCGTCACGACGACGGCCGACCTGTTCTATCAGCCTGACGATCGCTATTACTCGCGGCGCCAACGCTGGAGGGAAATCCGCATCGGCGCCTGGCGCTTCAATTCCGGCCAGGAGAAGTACTATGACGAACTGGCCAGCGTGACGGGCACCCAGGGGGCCGGCTACTCGGACACGGCGTCCTGCGAATATCTTCAGCTCCTGGGCGGCGCTTCGGTCGCCTTCACCAACTACGCGCTGATGAACCTGGTCCTGCCGGCGCTTCCGCCGCACGTTCTCTCCGCGACGATCCTGGTCGATTCGTCGGTCGGCGCGAACGTCTATGTTCCCGACAACTACGTCGGTACCCTGGCCGACGACACACCGGTCGGGGCCTGGGTCCAGGTAGCCGGGAGCGGCGGCCGCTACCCAGTCTCGCTGACGGTGCTGAAACGCGCGATCCAGGACGGCGACGAATTGCCCGTTTTGATCGAGAAGTCCGGCAGCTTCAGCCTGACCTCGGCGTGCGGCATCGAGCTGGTGACCGATGGCGTGGCTAAAGTGATGCCGGCGCCCGACCCCTATGCGGACGTTCGGCCGACCGGTTCGGAACTGCTCGCCAACACCAACTTCCCGACCTCCGGCGCGCCCACAGGCTGGACAGTGACCGGAACGGTTACCGGCGCGGCATCTCCAGACGGTAATGTTCCGCTCGGCGGCAACGGCATCGTGACGGTCGACAACGCCAACTATGTCCAGCAGGCGACAGTAACGTTCGCGGCCGACAACTACCAGTCCAGGCGCGCCCGCATCTATGTCACGGGCCGCCGCTGGGTCCCGAAGTTCGTATCTTCGACGGATACCTATCCGGACTCGACCAAGATCACGTCGGATACCTTCGACCTGGCGCAGCTATATGTCGGAGTCCTGATGGGCGGGTCGAACATCAGTTTCCAATGGAAGGCGATCGACGTGGGCTGGGAGGAGCGGATGTTCGACATCTTCATTCCGTCGGGCGTCACGTCTTTGACTATCGTCATTCGCGGTGGCACCACGGCTATCCAGGTCGCCACCGCCAGCCTGAAGATGTTCTAGGAGAGGACAATGGAAAAAACGGAATTGGCCGCGTTGCTGAAAGAGGCCCTGATCAATGAGGGCGGAGCGGCTTACATGCACCGGGACGCAGACCCTAGCGACTTCGTCATCGACGGAGCCGTGGATCTCGAAATCGTCGCGCAATATCTGATTGACCGGCTGTCGATCGAGCGTAAGCCCGGCTGACTTTCGCCATGACCGTTTCCCTCAGCCCCTTGAAGCCGAAAGACGCGCTGGCCTACTTCCGGCAGAAGGGGCTGAGGACCAGCTTTGCCTATCAGGACGTTTGGCAAGACGAACATGCCAAGGCGTTCACCGTTGCCAAGGCCATGTCGATGGATATCCTGACGGACATTCGCGACGCGCTCGATACCGCCATGGCCGAGGGCAAGACTTTCGAGCAGTTCAGGAAGGAACTGGCGCCGATCCTTCAGGCCAAGGGTTGGTGGGGCCGCAAGGAGATGGTCGATCCGTTGACCGGCGAGAAGAAGCTGGTCCAGCTGGGCTCCGATCGCCGGCTGCGCGTCATCTTCAACACCAATATGCGGACGGCGTACAACGTCGGCAACTGGCAACGCAGCTGGGCTACGCGGGCCAGCTTCCCCTATCTGATCTACCATCACGCGGACGGCCTGCGCTTCCCGCGCCCGGAGCACCAGGCCTGGGACGGCGTCTGCCTGCCGATCGAGCACCCGTTCTGGAAGACGCATTACCCGCAGTGCGCCTGGGGCTGTAAGTGTTCGACGGAATCGGTCTCGAAGCAGATGCTGATCGACCGCAAGCTGTCGGTTACCAAGGATGCCGATATCGCTCGCTTCCCCATGAAGGAGTACGTCAATCCTAGGACCGGGGAGGTCAGCCAGGTCGAGCAGGGCATCGACCCGGCCTGGAACTACAACCCGGGCCAATCGCCGCTGAAGGGCCTGACGCCACGGCCGGCGCCACCGACGCCCGGTGCGCCGCCGCCGGCCGTGCCGCCTCAGCCGCCCGCGGATCTCGCCAAGCCGTCGACCACGCCGGCGCCGGCGACAAAGCCGGCAGAGACGGCTGCGCCGGCGGCCGAGGTCCAACCTGCGGCCAAGCCGATCGAGACGGCGGTCGACGGCTTCCTTAAGGTCTTCGACGCCGCCGCCCAGGACAAGATCGTCACCGACCGGACGGGCTGGCCCCTGCCGATCGGGCGCGACCTCTTCACGACCACGGACGGCCGGCTGCGTTCGCCGCAGTCCGCCCTGGTCCCGTGGCTGCCTGTGGTGGGCCGGGCGCTGAAGGAGTACGACCAGGTCGCGTGGCACTGGCGCCCGCCGGCGGTCCCGAGCTTTCAGCCGGCCGAGATCCGCGCGGTGCTGGATGACGCGCAGAGGGGCGTCGATTCGCGTCTGGTGGCCCGTTTCGGCAAGGTCCAGGACTGGCTGGTCAAGGTCGCCAAGGAACACGGCCAGGCGCTCCAGGACTTCGACTACTCGCTGCCGGCATCCGAGGCGCGGCATATCCTCCTGCGCCACGGTGACGCGGTACTGGAGGCCGGGCGCAAGCAGGTCGCGGTGACGCCGGCAGACATCGAGGGACTGCCGGATCTCGTGACCCGGGCGAGCCATGTCATCTTCGGCCGCGTGACGAACAAGGGCCTGCCGGCCGTGATCTTCATCACGCAGAAGGCCGACCTGGTCTATCTGGTTGTCATGGAGGTTCGCGCTCGGCGCTGGCAGCTGGCTGCGAAGACGATGCGTAAGTACCCCGCCATAGCCGATGTTAACCGAGCGATCGGTTCCGTCGGCCCCAACGTCCTAAACGGTGGCGGGGCTGATGACGGTATAGTCGATATCGCCGCCCTCGGCAAGGCAGTGACCAAGCTGCCACGCGAAGAGTTGGTCCGCCGCTACAGCAAGCGGCTTGACAAGTTCCTGATCACCGTCGATTTTGCCCGCGACACTTGGACCTACGATGTCCAGCCCGCTAAGGCGCCGTTAAAGCGGCCTTAAGCCCGGCCTGATGGTGCACCGGTGCACCATAGATAGCCCTCGCCTCCCCCCGTAACTTGGCCTCCTCTCAACTGAGCTAGGGGCTTTGAGCACTCGTGACCAAGGGGGCATCCCATGTAATAGCGGCACTCGCGTCCAAGGGCGGCGCGGAAATGACCGCGTTCGCTTCGGTGATCGAGGCGCAGGCCGGCGACGCTCAAGGTGTCCGCCTGCGCCTTCTTCCTCTCGGCCAGTTCAAGCCGCGCGATGCGCGGATCGCGTCGTTCCGGATCGAGGACGAGGCGCACGGCAAACAGGTCATCGCCGCCAGCCAGGCGCTTGCCGGCGCCCAGGACATCCCCATCGATTACGACCATCAGTCTGTCTACAGCGCCGTCCAGGGCGTTGGTGGCACCGCGCCGGCGGCCGGATGGATCGATCCCAAATCGCTCGCCGTCGAAAACGGCACCTCCGGCCTGGGCATCTACGGGACGGTCAAATGGACCTCCAAGGCCCGCGATGCCATCCGCGGCGGAGAATACCGGTACCTGAGCCCGGTGATCAATCATGACGACACCGGCCGCGTTTCGCGGCTCATCAATGTCGGGCTGACAAATTCGCCCGCCGTCGACGGCCTGGCACGCCTGGCCGCCAGTATCCAACCCTCCAACCAGGACCCTGAAATGGACTTGACCGCACTCGCGGCGATCTATGGCTTGCCCGCTGATGCGACGCTGGCCCAGATCGAAGCCGCAGCGAAAGCCCGGCAGACGGCCCTCAGCACTGCTGAAGGCAACCTGACCGCCCTTCGCACGGCCGCCGGCGTTGCCGCCGACGCCGACCACACGGCCGCCCTTTCCGCCGTCGCCACCCTGAAAACGGTGAGCGCCAGCGACCAAGCGACCGCCACCCTTATGGCCAACATGCAGGCCGACATCGTCCGCCTGACCGGCGAGCGCCACGAGCGCATCGTCGACGATGCCACCAAGGCCGGCAAGATCCTGCCCGCGCAGCGCCAGGACTTCCTCGACCTGCTGAAGACGAACGAGGCCTCGGCCCTGTCCATCATCAGCAAGGCCAAGGCCGTCCTCACGCCCGGCCAGGACATTACGACCCAACCGGAAGACGGCAAGGTCACGGCCCTGTCGGTCGAGCAAAAGGCCGCCGCCCGCGCCATCGGCGTCAGCGAGGAAGCTTACCTCGCCACGTTGAAGGCCGAAGCTGAAGGAGCCGTTCAATGACCGCTCTCGCTGCAGGTCGCAAGATTGCCCGCCGTGGATCGCCGGTCAATCACTACGGCTACCCGGTGAAGGCCAGTGCCGTCATCTTCCAAGGCGGCCTCGTCCTGCTCGCAGCCGGCAATGCGATCGCCGGCAAAACGGGCGCCGACTCGACCGAAGCTGGCACTTTCCAGTGCGTCGGCATTTCGACCGAGACCGTTACGGGCGGTGCCGCAAACGGCGACAAGACGGTCACCGTCGAAGAGGGCCAATTCCCCTTCTTCAACTCCTCGGCTGGCGATCAGATCACCACGTCCGATATCGGCAAGGTCTGCTACGTCGTCGACGATCAGACCGTCGCCAAAACTTCCAACACCAACGTCCGCGCCATCGCGGGCCGTATCACGGGCGTGGATAGCGACGGCACCGTCTGGGTGCGTGTCGGTCCCGGCCTGGCCGCTTAAGGAGGGCCTCCATGATCATCACCGTTGCCGCGCTGGAAGCCCTCCGGACCGGCTTTAAGACCAACTTCCAGGCCGGCCTGGGCACGGCGGGCGCCGTCGCTGAGCAGATTTCGACCGAAGTCCCGTCCACGACCAAGATCGAGACGTACGGCTTCCTGGGCGACATGCCGATCTTCCGGAAGTGGCTGGGCGAAAAGCGCATCAAGTCGATGCAGGAGAAGGCTTATCAGCTCCAGAACGACGACTTCGAAGCCACGCTCGGCATCCACAAGAACAAGATCGCGGACGACAACCTCGGTCTTTACGGCCCCATCGTCACCGGCTGGGGCCAGGAAGCCGGCAACCTGAAGGACCGTCTGTGCTTCGACGCGCTGAAGGTCGGTCATCAGTCGCTTTGCTACGACGGCCAGTACTTCTTCGACACCGACCACGTCGTCAATGGCGTGACCTATTCGAACATCGACACGACCGGGGCCGTCCAGCCGTGGTATCTGATGTGCCTGTCGAAGCCGCTGAAGCCGATCCTCTACCAGAAGCGTCAGGCGCCGTCGTTCGACATGATCACGGACCCGAAGTCCGACCATGTGTTCAAGACCGGCGAATACCTGATGGGCGCTGAAGCGCGCGGCGGCGCCGGCTACACCTACTGGCAGCTGGCCTATCGGTCGACGGCCACGCTGAACGCCGCCAACTACGAGCTGGCAAAGCAGGCCATGTATGCTGTGACGAACGACGAGGGCGAACCCCTTGCCATCCGGCCGACCCACATCGTCGTCGGTTCGTCCAACCAGTCGGCGGCCAAGGCTCTGTTCGCCAAGCCCAATCTGGTGGGCGGCGAAAGCAACACCTACGACAAGGAGCTCGTGATCATCGAAGCTCCGCGCCTGCCGTAACGGAGCTGGCATGGAACCGATCGACATCACGCTCCGCGTCAAATCCTCAGGCCCGCTTCGCCGGGCGGGCCTGAACCTTGCTCCGGTTGGCGCTTGGCATATCTGCGGAATGCAACGGACGCCCCAAGGCGCGCAGACGGCGCTGGCGCTGGTGCTCGACCCTAACATTCAGGTGCAGGTTGGTGAGCCTGATGGCCAGGACGAGAAGGGCGAGAACCGCTTTATCTGGCACCCAGCACCGAACGCGGATGACCTTCGCGCTTACATCGCGGACGCCGAACGGGCCGAGAAGGACCTGACCGGCGCCTGGATGCAGGACCTGGACCTGGACGACGCCGGCAAGATGCCGCCCGTCGACCCCATGCTTGAGCGTGAACCCGATACCCCAGCCCCGGTGGCCACCGTGGGCTCGGCCGCTGAAGAAGTTCAGCAGCCCGCGCCGGGCGCCCAGGAAGAAACTCCTGGTCCCGGCGCTGATCAGAATAACCCCAGCGGAAGCGAAGCGGGGCCGACAGAAGGGGCGGCCGACGCGGGGGCAGGGTCCGAAGAAGGTCGCGACCCGCCCCCGGCCGAAGAGGGTACCTCCACTGAGACGCCTTCGCCGGCGCCGCAGTCGGCCAAGAGCAAGGCGAAAGCCAAGCCCGAGGCCTGAGTTCTTCCTGACTATGCAACTGGCGGCGGTTTCGGCCGTCGCCTCTTTTCTCACTTCAAGGTTCTAACATGACCACTGCCGTCAAAATCCAGTCCCACAACTTTCCGGTTCGCGTTCGTGTTCTTGACGTCGATCCGGCGGGAGAACCCGACACCCTCAAGGTCACGGAGGAGCGCGTTCTGACGCCCGAAGACGGTGAAGTCACCTTCTACTGCACGACGACCCGCAAGATCGAAGCAGTGGACATCGACTACCCCGCCGCCGAAGCCGGCGACGAGTAGGCCTAATCGACCTAGTGATTTGACCCGAGGCGGGCGCCGGCCAGACCGCCGCCCGCCTTTTGTATAGGACCCATGATGTACGCCACTGTTTCCGACATGTCCTCGCGCTTCAAGGCCAGTGAACTGACCCAGCTCACGGACGAAGCCGGCACGGGCAACATGGACGAGGCGCGCATCGAGACGGCCCTGACCAGCGCATCGACCCTGATCGACAGCTACCTGGCCGCCGTCTACGATTTGCCGCTCACGACGACGCCGGCAATCCTGGTCGACCAGGCGTGCGAGATCGCGCGCTACAAACTTTATGGCGACGCCGCGCCCGAGGGTGTCAAGGCGCGCTACGACGACGTCATGGACTGGCTGAAGCTGGTCGCCAAGGGCACCGTCAAGCTCGATGTCGCCGGCGCCGAGCCGCCGCCTGCCGAAAACACCATCCTGACGACCGGCCAGGACCGCGTCTTCAGCCGCACCTCCTTGAGGGGTTACTGATGGCCGGCACGTCCCTCAACTTCGACATCAGCGGCCTTTCCGACGTCCAGCAGATGCTGGGCTACATGATCGAGCGCGACGAGAACACCGAGCCGCTCATGCAGGCGATCGGCCACGAAGGCATGCAGCAAACCCTGCGGCGCTTTGACGCCCAGGTCGATCCGCAGGGCATTCCGTGGGTGCCGTCCAAGGCCGCCCTGAAGGCCGGCCGCAAGACGCTGATCGACACGCGGCATTTCCGCGACGAGACCTTCAGCTCCGAGGCGACCCGCACCGAGGCGACGTGGGGAACGAACGCCGTCCAGGGCCGGATTTTCCAACTCGGCGGCGACATCAAGATGCCGGCGCGCGAAGGGAAGATCCGGCTGCGCACTAATCGTGACGGCTCCTTGTTGCGTCAGGCCGACATCGCCCGCATGGGGCCGCCCACCAAGCGCCAGTTGTCCCTGGCGGTCTTCGCCAAGGCGACCCACAAGCTGGCCAAGGCCGTCGACTTCAAGTCGTCGGCTTTCACCATCCACGTCGTCGCCCGCTCTTTCCTGGGCGTGAATGCCAGCGACCAGCGCACCTTCACCGATCTTGTCCATGACTATTTCGGACCCAGAGGTGCGGCATGATCCTGGGATTGATCGAAACCGCCATGCTCGAGCGCGCCCGCCTCGCCGGCGACGCCGGCATTCTCGGCTACAAGTTCCTGACGCGCGAAGCCTATCCGGACGACTGGGAGCAGCGCCTGATCAGCCTCAAGGAGAATTTTCCGGCGCTGTTCGTCACCTTCACCAGCTTTACGGCCGTCGACCAGACGCGCGCCGGCGCCAAGATCCAGGCGGCGTTCGGCGCCGTCGTCGCCGCCCAGTACCGGGACAACAAGACCAGGGCGCGGCATGGCCTGACGCCGACCGACCCGGCCAACCCTGCCGTGCCGGGCTCGCTGCAGCTGATGGAAGACTTCATCGGTCTGATGCAGGGGCAGACCTTCGGCCTGGAGATCGGCGGCCTGGAGCTGGTGGCCGGCCAGGCCCCCGAACTGAGCGATGAAGTGGTCAAGGCCGGCATCTCGCTGATGGCGGTTCAGTTCCGCACCACCTTCGTCTTCGGAATCGCGCCCGAGGGCCAGTCGATCGACGGCCGCGCCCTGGGCGACTTCGTCACCTTCAACACCCAATGGAATGCACCGCCGTTCGGCGATGACGACCAGCCGTCCCTCGATCTGGAGACGACGGTAACCCTGCCACAGGAGTCCTGACGTGGAACGTCTCTTCCTCAAGCCCGCCGAGGGCCTCGTTATTCCTTCGCCGGACCACGGCAAGGCCCCGCTGCCGATCGAAGGCAGCTGGGTCCAGTCGTCGTCCTACTGGTCGAAACGCCTGGCCGAACTGGACGTGACCGACGATACCGAGGCCCAGCTTGAACGCGAAGCGGCCGAAGAAAAGGCCGCCGAGGCTGAAGCCGGCGGCAAGGGCAAGAAAAAGGACACGGCTCAATGATCTCGTTCAACCAGATCCCGCTCACCCTTTTGACGCCGGGCACGTTCGTCGAACTCGACACGTCGCGCATGCAGTTCGGCCTGCCTCAGGCGCGCACGCGCTCGCTCATCGTCGGCCAGAAGCTCGGCACCGGTACGGCCGTGGCCAATACGCTCTACCGCGTCCTCAGCGCCCAGCATGCCAAGACGCTGTTCGGCCAGGGTTCCATGCTGGCGGACATGTTCATCGGCTATTTCGCCAACGACGCCACCACGGAAGTCTGGGGCATGGGCCTGGCCGATAATGGCGCCGGCACGGCCGCGACCGGCACGATCGCCTTCACCGGCCCCGCTACCGCTGCCGGCATCGTCGAGCTGATGGTGTGCGATACCCGCGTCCAGGTGGCCGTGACGTCCGGCATGACGGCCACGCAGATCGGCACGGCCGCGGCGGCCGCCATCAACGGATACGCGGATCTTCCGGTCACGGCCGGCGCCGCCAGCGGCACCGTCACCCTGACGGCTCGCCACAAGGGCCTCGAGTCGAACGGCCTTTACCTGGCGCTCAATTATCACCAGGGCGACGTAACGCCGGCCGGCGTCGGCGTGACGATCACGGCGATCGGCGGCGTTGTCGCCGGCGCCGGCAATCCGGACGCCAGCCAGGTCTTCACCGCCCTGGGCGACCAGGCCTTCCAAACGATCGTCCATCCTTGGAACGACGCCACGAATATGGGCATCATCGAAGCCGCCCTGGCCGACCGCGCCACCGCGCTGAAGATGAACTATTCCGAGGCGTACGCCCACAATCCGGGCACCTTCTCGGCCCTGACAACGGCCGCCGCCAGCCGCAACAGCCCCTACGCGCCCTTCACCGGCATGAAAGGCATCCCGTCCGCGCCCTGGAAGGTGGCGGCGGCTTACGCGGCCCAGATCGCTTTCAGCGCCCGCACCGATCCCGGCCGGCCGTTCAATACGCTAGTCCTGAAGGGCATCCTGCCGCCGCTGCCGTCCGACCAGTTCACCCGCCAGGAGCGCGAGCTGCTCCTCGAGGCCGGCGTGGCGACCCTGATGGTCAATGCGAACTCCGAGGTTTGCATCGAGCGCATGGTCACCACCTACAAGACCAGCCCGCAAGGTTTCGCCGATACCGGCCTGCGTGACCTGAATCCGATCCTGCTGCTGTACTATCTCAGCTGGTCACAGCAGGCCCGTATCACGACGCGCTACCCCCGCTACAAGTTGGGCAACGACGGCGGCAACTATGCGCCGGGCCAGCCCATCGTGACGCCGAAGCAGATCCGCGCGGAACTGGTAGGCCTGGCCAAGGAGTGGGAGTCGGCCGGGCTGATCGAGAACATCGACCAGTACATCGCCGACCTGCGTGTCGAACGCGACGCCAACGACCCCAACCGCCTCAACAGCTTCCAGCGTCCGGACCTGATCAACGGGTTCCAGGTACTGGCGGCGCTCATCCAACCCATTGCCTAAGGAGTTCCCATGGCTCAGACGACTGGTATCGCCAAGGTGACGGTGAACGGCAAGTTCATCGATACCTTCAAGGGCGTAACCTTCAATCCCGGCGGCAAGAAGCGCACGCCGCAGGTTTCCGCCCACCGCGTCAATTATAGCGAGGAACTGGCGCCCTCCACGCTGGAGTTCGACAAGTCGCAGGTGCGCGGCGACTCAATCGCGGATCTCGATGTTGCCAACGCCACCATCCAGGTCGAGTTCGACACGGGCCAGACCTACGTCATGCCCAACGCCTTCCGCCTCGACCCGGCCGACATCACCGATGAAGGCAAGTCGAAATACACGTTCAACGGCGATGTCGCGCAGGAGATCATGTGATGGCCGAGATTACCAACACCATGTACCCGCTGCTACACCCGATCACACGCACCAAGAAGGTCGGTGACGAAATCGTCACCGAGACCATCACCGAGGTGCCGTTCCGCAAGCTCAAGCCGAAAGACCTGCGCTGCACCGACGGCCACCAGGGCGAAGTCGCCAAGTCGATCGCTGCGGTCGCCTACATGACCGGCCTGACCATCAAGGAAGTCGACAACATGGATATCGAGGATTTCAACAACCTCGGCCCTTTGTCGCAGGGGCTTTCGCTCGATGGCCTCAAGACTGGGAGCGATGTCTAGCGGACATAGCCCAGTTCTTTCCGGGGACGTTCAATAAGGACCAACTCTACGACCTGACCCTCGAAGAGTTCCAATTCTGGCATGGTGAAGTGGTAACCCGAAATGGCAAATAACTGGACGGTCAGCGTCCTGTTCAAATGGATCTCGAAGGCGGCCGCTCCGATGAAGAGCGATGCCGCCGGCGTGGCCAAGCTTGGACAGGTCGCCAAGGCGTCGACCGTGCCGGTCCTGAAGCTGGCCACCGATGTTGCCAAGGCCGGAGACGCCGCCAAGGCGTCGACCGCCCCGATCAAGGATATGGGGCATGCCATGGGCTCGACGGTCCAGCCGGCCAACGATGCCGCCAAGGCCACGAAGAACCTTGGCGACCAGGCCGCCGGCACCGAGTCCAAGTTCCAGAAGCTGATCCGGACCAAAATGCCCGGCTGGATGTCGAACGTGGCGCGCGCCGGCATCGTCGCCGGCGGCGCCATGCTGACCTTCTACACGGTGACCGCCGGCCTGGTCGTGGCGGGCGCCAACTTCGTCCATACCCAGACGCAGGCGGCCGAAGCCATCACAAAAGCCGCATCGGCCGCCGGCATCACGACGAGAGCCTACCAGCGCCTTCAGTACACCTTTGACGGGGCCAACCTGCAAGGCGGCGCCCTGGACAACGTCCTCGGCCACATTAACCGCCAGCTGATCGCCGCTCGCGCCGGCGTAAAGTCGGCCGAACGCCCCTTTAAGGCGCTCGGAATCTCCGTCCGTGACACGGCCGGTCATACGAAGAAGGCCGATGTGATTCTGAGCGAGGTGGCCGACAAGTTCGCCAAAATAAAGGATGGCGCCCGCAAGGCTGCGCTGGCCCAGATGTTGTTCGGGGAGTCCGGGGCCGACCTCATTCCGCTTCTGAACGGCGGAGCAAAGGGCCTCAAGGATGCCGGCGACGAGGCGGAGCGCTTAGGTGCGGTCGTGAGCGACCAAACCCTGGCTGCCGCCAAAGCTCTCAATGACAAATGGGACCATCTGAAGAATTCCACCACGGGACTGACCAATGCGATTTGGATTGGCCTGATACCGAGCGTGGTCAAGCTTATCGACTATTTTCAGACCCTGCTCGACCAAAATCGGGGTGAAATGCTCAAGGGCATTATGAGCGGCATTGCTTGGGTAACCAACCACATGCCTCAAATTCTCAAAGGGATCGGCACCTTTGTATATCTGCTGAAAACCATCATCTCGATCGGCGGCGGTGTCATTAAGACGGTCGGCGGCATCGGAAACATCTTCGATGCGTTCGCCGTGCTCATGATCGGCCGGGTAGGGTTCGCGATCGGCTCGGCTATCGTGCAGATATGGGGCTTAAACGCCGCACTCTATGGCTGCCCGATCGTGTGGATCATCGCCGGTATCACGGCAATCGCCGTGGCGGCCTATCTGATCATTCGCCACTGGGGCGCGGTAAAGAAGTTCTTCGCCGGACTATGGAACTGGATGAAGACCAACTGGCAGGTCATTCCCATCGTCGGCCCGATGATTCATGCCGTCGACGTTATCATCAGCCACTGGAGCCAGATCACGAAGTGGTTTGCGGAAGAGCCGAAGAAGTGGTGGAACTCGCTGCCGGCGTGGCTGCGTGGCCTTATCCAGGGCGCCTGGAACCTCAGCATTCCGGGCATGGTGGTGAATGGGGTTTCGAGCCTTCTTAAGGGCGCCTCAAACCAGGCCGTGACGTCGGCGCCGGCGCAGAGCCTGGCCGCCCAGGGCGTCAGTCCCGCTCAGAAGATCAGCGGCTCGATCGGCCTGACGGTTCAGTCCCAGGTGCCGGTCCGTGTCGACCGAATGGATTTCTCGCCGGGCGTCGATGGCTACCTCGATCGCGGCAGCCTCCTGGGAGGCAACTGATGGCGTGGCGCGACCAGCTCCGTGAAGCCAGCTTCCGCGGCATCGTGTTCGAATGCACAAGCCACGAGCGCGAGCTGGGCCGCAATGTCGCCTGGCATGACTTCCCGTTCCGCGACTTCGGCCAGGGCGAGGATCTCGGCCTGAAGGCCGGCGACATCTCGATCGACGCCTTCATTATCGGCGACGACTACATGACGGCGCGGGACGCCTTCGAGAAGGCGCTGAACACGCCCGGTACCGGCGTCCTGATCACGCCATGGCACGGCCAGGCGACGGTTCGCCTGATGGCCGCCCGGGCGCGGGAGACCTCCAAGGAGCTGGGCATGGTCTGGTACCAGCTCGGCTTCCGGCCCGAGACCTTGGCCCCGCTGCCGGCCGCGTCGATCGACACCGGCGTCAAGGCGAACGCGGCGGCCGACACCCTGCAAACGCAGGCTCAGACCGCCTTCGTCGCCAAGTTCAATGCCTCGTCCAAGCCCAACTTCGTGGCCGACGAAGCCGCGGCCGTGATCGGCAAGCTGTCGGACCAGTTCGACAGCCTGACGGCGCCGCTGAAGGCGGAAAGCACCGCGCTTGCCGGCTTCGTCGCCCAGGGACAAAAGCTGCGCGCCGATGTGTTGACGCTGGTCACCAAGCCGCTGTCCCTGGCCTCGCAGATCTCGGGCCTGATCCAGGGCATCCGCACGATCGCCGCGACGCCGGCGGACGCGCTCAACGTGCTGAAGGGGCTGCTGTCGTTCGGCTCCAGCCTGGCGCCGGTCCATGGTTCCACGGCGGGCCGGGTGACCCAGGCGGACAACCAGGCGGCGCTGGTCTCCTATGTCCGCGCCTCGGCGGCGGCCGAAGCCGTCCGCGCCGTCGCCGATATCGACTTCGTGGCGTACCAGGACGCGATCGCCACGCGCGACGGCCTGGCCGAGCTGATCGACGCCGCCGAGACGGCCGAGGGTGACGGCGGCAATGTCGAGACCTGGAAGGCGCTCGGCGCCGCCCGCCGCGCCATGGTCCAGGACGTCAATGCCCGTGGCGGGTCGCTCGCCCGGCTCTATACCTACACGCCGCCGGTCACCATGCCGGCCGTGGTCCTGGCCTATAAGCTTTACGACGACATGTCGCGCCTGGAAGAGCGTTACGACGACATCGTGGCGCGCAACCGCATAACCCATCCCGGTTTCGTGCGCGGCGGCCTGCCGCTGGAGGTCTTGAGTGACTCCTGAAGCCGTGACCTTGAAGATCGACGGGGAAGAGTTCAGTTCGTGGGAGGCCGTTTCGGTCTCCTCGTCGATCGACAGCCTGTGCGCCAGCTTCCGCCTGCGCCTGACCGATAACCAGCCCGGCCGAGTCGACCGGTCCGTCATCCGCGACCAAGCGGCCTGTGAATTGTGGCTGGGCAAGACGCTGTTCCTGACCGGCTACATCAACGACGTCGATGACGATCTGTCGGAGTCGTCGCATACCCTGACGGTTTCCGGCCGCGACAAGACCGGCGACCTGGTCGACTGCTCGGCCGTGCATTCGCCGGGCACCTTCAAGAACCAGAAGCTCGAAGGGATCGCCACGCACCTTCTGGCGCCGTTCGGCCTGAAGCTGCGGGTCGATGCCAGCACCGGCGTGCCCTTCGCCAGCTTTGCCCTGGAGCAGGGCGAGAAGGTTCTGGATGCGATCACGCGGCTCTGCCGGATGCGCGGGGTCATGCTGAAGACCGACCGCGACGCCACGGTCGTCATATTCAAGCCTGCCGCCGCCAAGCCGAAGGCCACGCTGGAACTGGGCCGCAACGTCAAGCGCCGGCGCTTTCACTCGACCTCGGCCGAGCGCTTCTCGCAGTACATCGTCAAGGGGCAGCATCAGGGCGGAAACTACGTGGAAGCCAAGGATGCCGCGCAGCCGAAAGGCACGGCGAGGGATGCCGCGATCACGCGCTACCGGCCGCTGATCATCATCTCCGACGAACAGGCGACCGCCGGCGGCCTGAAGACGCGGGCGCAGTGGGAAGCGACGGTGCGCATGGGCAGGGCGCTCGACCTCAACGTCGATGTCGCCGGCTGGCGGGACGACAACGGCGACCTCTACACGCCTGGCGATCGCGTCCGGTACCTGTCATCGAAAGACGGGCCGGAACTGATTATGATGATCACGGCCGTCGATTTCGACCTGTCGAACGGTACGACGTCAAGGCTGACCCTAGCCCGCCCTGAGGCCTTCACCACCGAAGCCATTCTCGAGCCCAAAAAGAAGAAGGGAAAGAAAGATGTAGAGGCGGGCCAACTCGAAGCCCTGAGGAACGACTGATGTCCAAGCTTCACGCGCTTCAGAAAGCTATCGACCTGGTCGGCCTCCGCGTCCGCCTGCTGGCCGGCCGCGCCATCATCAACCTGGTCAACGACACCGGCAGCTTCCAGCTCGTGCAGGTCGACCGGCTGGCCGACGAGACCGACGACGGGCTTGAGCGCTTCGCCGAATACGGGCTGGCCTCCAACCCGCCGGCCGGCGCCGAGGCGGTCGTCATTAGCCTGGGCGGCGTGCGTTCGCATGGCGTTGTCATCGCCACCGGGCATCGACGGTACCGGCTGAAGGGCCTGGCCAATGGTGAAGTCGCGCTCTACGACGATAAGAGCCAGGTCATTAAACTGGGCGCGGATGGGATCTCGATCACGACGCCTCTGCCGGCGTCGATCGAGGCCGCATCCCTGACGATTACGGCCGATACGACGATCGACGGCACGCTCACCGTTGCGGGCGATCTGACTGTCGCTGGCAATTCCGACCTTGGTGGCGCCGGTAGCCTGCCGGTCAAGCGTTCCGACGATTCCGCAGCGACGAAGGTCAAAGCGAAATGACCGATATCGCCTTACCCTGGAATAACCTCACCCAGTCGGCCGACATTGCCGTCGCCGCCGGCGACCTGGCGCGCGAAGACGGATTCGCCACCGCCATCACCCTGTCGCTGTTCACCGATCGGCGGGCGTCCCTGGATGACGTCCTGCCCGATGGCAGCGGCGACCGGCGCGGCTGGTGGGGCGATGCCTTCGCCGTCGTCGAAGGCGACCAGATCGGCTCCAAGCTCTGGCTGCTGGAGCGCAGCAAGCTGACGCCGGAGACCCTGCGCCGGGTCAAGGAACACGCCCAGGATGCCCTGGCCTGGATGGTCACCGACAAGATTGCCAGTGCCGTCGAGGTGATGGTCGAACGCCGGGCCGAAGACCAGGTCGCCGTGCAGGTCAGAATCACGAAGCCGGACGGCAATACCGGCCAATACGACTATCTTTGGAACACGCTGAAATGAGCGAATTCACCACGCCCACCCTGGCACAGTGCATCGAGCAGGCCCGCAATGATCTCAGCGGCCGAATGAGCGGCGTAGACCCCTACATTCGCCGAACGCTGATCGGCGTGTGCGCTATCGTCTGGGGCGGCGTCATGTTCATGCTGTACGGGTCCCTTGTGACGTTGGCGAACGAGATGATGGTCGACACGGCTCAAGACTGGCTTAAACGCCATGCCGCGATCTGGGGCATTACGGCCGCGGCGCCCAAATATGCCGCCGGGCCCGTGACGCTTACCGGCACGGCCGATGCCTTCGTGCCTGCCGGCACCATTCTCCAGCGTGCCGACCAGGTCAGCTACATCATTGCGGACGAGACCACCTTCACCGGCACCTCCGCCACCGTCCAGGTCACCTGTCAAACCGTCGGCGCCACCGGCGATGCGATCGCGGGGACGGGTTTGAGCTTCGTGTCGCCTGTCTCCAACGTGTCGTCGGCCGCCGTCGTGGCGGCGCCGGGCATTACAGGCGGCAGCGACGAGGAAGACAAGGAGGTTTTGCGCGCTCGTGTCCTCGACCGTATCCAGAAGCCGCCGCGCGGCGGCGCCGATTCTGACTATGAACGTTGGGTCAATGAGGTCTTTCCGGCTGCCAAAGTGTGGGTTTATCCGCTCTGGATGGGTGCCGGGACTGTCGGCGTGGCCTTCATTCATCCCGACCGCGACGACGTCATTCCGACCTCGGCCGAGGTCGATCAGGTCGCGGCCTACATCGAGGATGGCCGGCGGCCGGTCACCGCCAATGTCTACGTCTTCGCGCCGATCGCCGACCCGATAGCCTATCAGATCCACCTGGTGCCGGCGACCGATGCCGTCAAGGCGGCCGTCATCGCGCAGCTGAAGGACATGCTTATCCGTGACGCCCAGCCGGGCGGCACCGAGCTGCTAAGCCGGATCAACGAGGCGATCTCGCTGGCCGATGGCGAAACCGACCACGCCCTTGTGGCGCCCGTCGCATCCGTGACCCATTCGCCGGGCCACATCGCCGTCTACGCCGATCCGACGTGGGTGTAGCATGGACGCCCAGGGATACCTCGACCAGCAACTGAAGATGCTCCCGCCCGGCCGGGGGCTCGACACGTCGCCCGGCTCGATGTTGAGCCAGCTCTTCCTGGCCTTCGCCGACGGCGCCGCGCGCCTGGATGCCCGCGCCATGGCGCTCCTGGAAGAGGCGGACCCGCGCACGGCACTGGAGCTACTGGCGCATTGGGAAGCCATCGTGGGCCTTCCCGACCCGTGCACCGGCCAGCCCAACAACGTGGCCGAACGGCGCGTCGCCCTGTGGCAGAAGTACACTCAGTCTGCCGGCCAGGCGCCGGCCGACTATATCGCCATGGCTGCACAGCTCGGCTATCGCGTGACGATCGACGAGCTGCGCACCTTCACTTGCGAGTCGACTTGCGAGGATTTCGTCAATACGCCCGAGTGGGCGTACGCATGGCGCGTCAATATCTGGTCGCCAGACGACGACACCATTGGCACGCCGCTGCCGAAGATGGCGGTTTTTACCTGCGAGAGTTTCTGCGACGAATTTCTTGAAGGCTACGGAAATCTCAACATCCAGTGCCTCGTCCTTCGTTCGAAGCCCAGTCACACGGTCCCACTTTTCGCTTTTCCGCCAGCGCCGGTACCGACGCTGTATTTCGACTTCACCACAGGACTCTGATTCATGAAGCGCATCGACACGCCCACGGCCGTTGGAAACAGGTTCGTCCACAGTAGCCCTCAGACCGGCCAACTCGCGACCCAGGTGAGTCCGGAATGGTGTAACAGCGTCCAGGAGACGATCTGCAAGGTCATCGAGGATGCCGGCATCACGATCGACCCGGACGCCGACGACGTTGTCGCGAACCTGAAGACCGCGATCGCCACGATGGTCACCGCCGGCGTCAATGCCGCGATCGGGCCGCATATAACCCAGCTGGGCGAAGGCAAGTGGATGCACGCCGCGACCTACGACGCGACCTACTACAAAGTGCCGGACGGGACCACCCTCAGCCGCACCACCTATGCCGCACTTTGGACGGCCGTCCAGGCATCCGGCATGCTGGCGGCCGACGCCACGGACAAGACGAATAACCCCGGCAAATGGGGCCGCGGCGATGGCGCTACGACCTTCCAGCTTCCCGACCTGCGCGACCAGTTCCTTCGTATCTACAAAGGCGCCAAGGCCGGCGCCCTCGGCCCGGCCCTGGGCGGCTTCAAGGCCAACCAGAACAAGCAGCACAACCACACCGTCGCCCAAGCGCCCAGCCTGGCCTCGACCGGCAGCATCACGTCGGGCGACGACTTCTCGAACACCGTCGACCATACCATCAACACCGGCGATTCCGGCGGCGATGAGGCGGTGCCCGACCACACCTCGGTCATCTACGTCATTCGCGTTCTCTAACCAAAAGGAACTACTATGGAAAACGGCAACACCGTCTACGAGGGCAAGCCAGACGCCCGCCAGTCCGATAGCGTGAGCGAAAAGGTCTCGCGCTTCCGCCCGCGCTATCGTGGCCTCACCAGCGAGGAGAAGGCCCTGCACGACCAGCTGAAGGACAAAGCGGCCGAACTGGAAGCTCTGTATGAGCAGGTTAAGCCCGGCCGCTACAACGCGCTCGCGATGACCGCTCTCGAGGAGTCGGTTATGTGGATCGTCAAGGAATTGACGTCGTAGTCGGTTGGCGGGGCTGAGAGCCGCCTTAGCGAAGCCTTAGGGCGCCGTTAAGGCGGCGATTGCGAGGATAAAATGTCGGCGCCAAACAATTGCTGCATACCGTTTTGCAGGGCCCGGACGCGGCGATTTGAGAACTGCGAATGGATATGCTCGAAGCACTGGGCTTTGGTACCTAAGGCGCTGAAGCGGCGGAGGTCGAAAGTAATCCGGATGCTCCGGAAGAGGGGCGAATGTCGGTCCAGTAGTGACAAACGCTATATTCATTTTATGACGCCTCGGGCGAACCGCCTTGAGGACGCGATATGGGAGCGAATGAAGAGGGCCTGTCTCCCGTGACGGGAATCCGGCTCCGGCGTTGCAGCTACGATTTTGCTCTAAAAGCTCTTGTCCCGCACTTCAAACGCTTTTGTCCCGCTACAACCTAAAAGCCGTATTCTTTCAATCGTTAACCAAATCTTAACGCCATCCACAGATGTTAGCGATTTGTTAACTTGTCCACATATGTGGACACTTTGCCTACCATATCTAGATTAGGTGTGCATATCTCGATTTCCCTCCACACCATATATTGCGTCCGTGAACTTTTCGTTTACCATTGCTTGAGGGTAAGGATGGCAATCCCCCGGGGCACATCTATATATTGTGGTTCGTTTGCTTGCGAATTGCAATNNNGTCAGATCGCCAAGACGCTGGGCGGCGTCACCCGAAATGCCGTGATCGGCAAGGTGCATCGCCTCGGCCTGTCGGGCCGCGCGGCGCCGTCGCAACCGGCGCGTCCGCTGTACAAGCCCGCCCGTCCGCCGCGTCCTGTTTCGCAGGCTTCGCATGGCATGGGCCACGCCTCTCCGCCGCCGATGCGTGTATCGGCGCCGGTCGTCGCCCGTCCGGTGGTCAGTCAGCCGATCGTTCCTTACGTGGAAGAGCCCGGCACGGCGACCGTGCTGACGCTTGGCGCCAAGATGTGCAAGTGGCCGATCGGCGACCCGTCGTCGGACAGCTTCTCCTTCTGCGGCCGTCGCGCCGACGACGGCACGCCCTATTGCGTCGAGCACGCCCGCGTCGCCTATCAGCCTTCGCAAAAGGCCAAGAAGCGCGACACCGGTTCAGAGCTGTCGCGTTCGCTGCGCCGCTATCTGTAA